AAGCTTGCCGCTCCCGGCTGATCGCCTGCGCCATCTCCTCCGCCGATATGGCGCCAACGGAGTGGGCCTTGCGGATGTCCTCGACCGTACCGCGATACCTTTGAACCACAGCGAAGAGCGGGTTGTACTGCGAACGGAGCCGGTCGAGTTCTTTGCCATAGGCGGCAATGTCATCGGCCGATCGTCGCAGTCCTCCTGTCACGCCGGTCACCGCATTGACCCTGGTCACGACATCCGAGGACGTCTGCGCGATCTTACGGAGGTACTCGTTGGCGCGCTGGGCTTCCTGCGAAAACTGTTTCAGGCCGGCGCTGGCCCCCCGGCCGATCCCAACAAGGTTGTCGTTCGCTGCCTTCGCGTTCCGAGCAATGTCGCCGCTGGCGTCGCGAACGGCGCGCTTCACCTTGTCCATATCGGCCTGTAGCCGCGCGACTTCGGCCACGATCTCGATCGAAAGTCGGCCTGCTGGGATACCACCTGCCATGCGAGCCGCCTCCATAAAAAAAGCGGCCCAAAATGGACCGCCTGTTTACTTAAAAATTGCCCTGTCGCGTGCTCATGGCCGCCTTTGAGCAGCCACAGCTAAAGACTCTCGGCTCTAAAAAGCCGGTTTAGGCGGTGCATTTGGATCGATTTTGGTGCAAGACCCTGAGAAATTGCCTTGCGGGCCTCGTATCGAGATCAGTCCGGCGCCCCGATCAATATGCAATTTTGCATTGCCTATATTGCCGTACCAAACCTTGCCGTTGATTTCACGAGCGTCTGCAACGACGCTTCCTATCCTGAGAGCCTTGTGCTTTTTCCCGCCGATCAGACGCGGGAATTCAGCGACGCCAGCAGCACCTGACAACTTCAAACGGACGACATCTTCCTGACCGGTGACAAGATCTGTGTCCCCGTATTCGACGGTTTCAGCGCGCCCTCTGCACTCCAGATTAATCTCATCTGGTTGGGCGGCAGCTGCGACGGCCGGCAGCAGTCCGGCAATGACGGAAAGAACGAGAGCCTTTTTCATGACATCGAGGAATAAGGCTAAACTATCGGGCCCTCAAGCTTTCCATCATCGACTTGAATTGGTCTTCGACCCGCGTCCTCGCGGTTTCAGGGTCGACCTTACACATGGGCTCGATGCACGCCGGGTTCCGAGCCTCCGCCCGCTGGTTCACGTAGGCTCGAGAGAGCCGGCGTAAGGTCTTTGCCTCCCAAGGAGACATCTGCACGCCCATGAGACGCGACCACTCTGCCATCTCCGAGAACTCGAGTGGGGCTGCACCGTCAGCGGCGGGCGCAGTCGGCCCGATCTCCAGCAACCAGTCGGTGATGTAGGGGGCCGGGTTGACCGGCAGCACCGGCTCCCGCCCTTGCGCTTTGAACGTTTCCGCCCTCGTAACCGGCTCTGGTGGTTTCCCAGAGCCGGTGTGGTCCTTCTTCGGTGCGGTGTTTAGCCAGGCGAGCTGTCGGACCCAGAGCTCAAGAGCGACTGCGACGCCCTCATAAAATTTTCCCAGTTGCTGACGTCCGCGTCCATATGGTCACGGATGAAGCCAAGCAGCGGGTCCGAATAGACGGCGCGGACGTTTTCGCGTTCGTCCTGGATCCTGTTGCCATGCTCATCATCGCATTCGAGGCCATTGAACCGCTTGGTGATGGCGCAGAGGAACTCGACGGTATCCTCTTCCTTGAAGTCCAGCGCGGCCTCGAACTTGCCGTTCGCCTCGCGCGACCGCTTGACGGCCTTGCGCTGCTTCGCGGCGTTGGCAGCCTGCCAGATCTTGGTGCCGGGGCCGAAAACGGTGGCGGTGATCGGGGCGCCGGTGTCCGGATCGCGGAGCGGCGAGCCATCGGCATTCTTGACGGGAAGGTCGGAAACATCCGCAACACGGAGGCGGGCAGCTTTGAGAGCCATGAGGCTTACCTTTCAGGGAGGGTGCCGGTCGGCTGCCCTGACAACCGACCGGCATGAAAAACCCCGCAGAAGCGGGGCTTGAGCTCAGGGGCGTAGAGGTTGATCAGTCGTCCGGCGCGTAGATCACCAGACCGTCTTCATCTTCCGAGACGATGGAGTATTCGAGGGTGATCTGGCGGGTAGCGATGGTGTTCGCGTCGCCGTAATTGCGCGGACCGCCCATCACGAGGGCGCGGCCGGCGATCACGCCGAGCTTCGGATGCGAGATGATGGCGGTGTAGAAGTCGTCGTCATCGGTCGCGGTGTCGACCAGCGCCTGCCCCGCGTCGTTCGGGTCGATACCGACAGTGATGGTCTGCGTGCCGAGCGTGTAGCCGCCCTTGGCCTTGCTGTCGCCGCGACTTGCGATGTTGCGCCAGTTGACGATGTCATAGGCCTTGGCGGGAATGTCGCCCAGGTCGCTGACTTCGCCGATCTTGACGGCAGCCGCCAGAAGGGCTTCGACACCGGCTTGGTTGTAGGTCGCCGGTGCGGTTTTGGTGAGGGCCAGAGTCGTCCCGGCCGAAGTGAAGACGGTCATCGATTTTCTCCAGAGGAATGCCCCTTGAGCCGGGGCGGGCTATCGCCGGGGACGGCAATATCGTGTCAGTCGGCGGGGCCGCTCGACTTGGTTTCGTCGGCCTTTGAGGCGGACGGCGTCTTCTTCGCCGCCGGCGAGCGCGTGAACCGGCCGGTGGGCTCGAGGTCCTTGAACTGCTGCGCGGGCATCGGCACGGTGTCGCCCTTCTCGTAGGTCTTGCCGTTCAGGGTCGTGCGGCGGGTGGCGGTCGTATCGATCATCAGCGTGGCTCCGAATAGGTGACGATAAAATCCTGAGTTCCGCACCAGACCGAGGCGGTTTCGATCATGAAGTCCGGTCCAGCCGGTTCGGTGTGGATGGTGACGTCGTGGATGCCCGGCACCTCGGGATAGAGCTGGTCGGCAGCGGCTTTGCGCACGGCGCGCAGGATCGCCTTCTGCTCGGGATAATTCCGTGCATGGATAGTAGCCTGCACCCGCTCGCGGACGTGGCGCCACTCGCCCGGCGCCGGAATATTTCGATCTACCTTCGAGACGCTTGCGAGTGAAACGCCCGGAAGAGCGAACCCCAGGGGGCGCGGTCCGGCGGCAATATCGTCGGCAGGCACGACCTCTGTGAGAGGCTCATCGACGATCAGCACCGATCGCACGGCAACGACGCCGTCCATCAGGCCGCCTCGTCCATGCTTGCCAGCGCATTGAAGCCGGTCTTTTTCTCGATGGCCGCCACTACCTTGTCGCGAAATGCTGCGATGGAGGTGTCCACCGTCGTATCGAGCGCAACGCGCATGAACGGATGGGCGGCGTGGCCTGGATGGTGGATGATGCCGGACACGAAGCGGTCGCCGATCTTCATCGGGCGCAGCGTGACGCTGCCGGAGCCCTCGGCGGCTTTGCGGACCGCGACACGGCCCTGGTTCGCGCCTGGGCGCGCGATAAGGTGCGGCGCGACGCCGTATTCGCCGAAAATTCCGAGGTAGCCGTCGGGCTTGCGCTCGTCGACGTAGATGCGGATGGAAAAGGTGCCGTCCTGATTTTTCCGCGACGATCCCTTGGTGATCGCGGCGGCAACCTTGGGCGACCAGCCGCTGGCGCGCAGCTTCGCCTCGGCCATGACCGGGTTAGCCGCTGCGGTGAGACCCGATCGGATGGCCTGCGTCGCGATGCGCTTGCCGACGGCAGTCAGCGCCGCATCTAGGGCCTTGCCGCCGGAAACAGGGAAGTTGCGGCTCATGCGAAGCTTACCTCGTCGCCGTCTACGAGGAATGTCACGGTGATTTCCGTACGATCCGCGTTCTGGTCCAGCGAGGCGCGCACCTGGCCGGGCAGCCTGCTGCCGCGCTGGTCGCACAGCAAGATGGCTTTGCCGCTGGCCGTGGCGCAATCCTCGACGATCCGGACCAGCAGCGCAGCGGGCTCTTCCTGCTCGGCCGCCAACTCGGCATCGGCCTGCATTTCGGCTTCAGTCTTCTTCCGACCCTGTATCAGCCGCATTGGGCTGCCGTCGGCCGGGTGGAACTCAACCATGTGATAATCGCTGTCGCTCACGGCTCGTGGCCCTCCGTGCTCAATTCCTCGGCCATCATCTCCCATTCCTTCCGACGGCCCTTTTCGGCGGGGCCAGAAACGATGCGGAGCTTGCGGCCATCGATGTCGATCCGCATGGCGGACGTGACATCGATGCCGTCGAAATAGTCGATGCGGATCCGCGCCGGGCGCCGTTGGATCGTAAGGCTGTCGTCGATGCTCTCGGCTCGTGACGGAAGCACGTCCTGGACTTCCGCCCAGGCATCGGAAGCCTTTACCCAGCTCTCCTCGACGGTGGTCCCGTAGTTCGGATCTTTCGTGGTCTGACGCACCTCGAAAATCACGAAGGTGTCGCGCTTCCCGCCGGACATGGTCAGGTGAAGACTCGGAACGGCGAAAGCAGGGTTTGGACCGTAGTCGACATCGGGATCCTCGTCGCGCCGGTGCCTGTCCCTACGGTCACCGTCTCGCGGTTCGCGTACATGTCGCCGACCATCAGCAGGATGGCGGCGCGGATCGGCGCCGGCAGTGCGGCATAGCCGGCGCGGTACTGGACCCGCACGGCCTCGGGATGAGAAAGGACAGAGGGCCAGCGCTTGCCAAAGGCCGAACCGAGGAGCCAGCCGCGAAGCTCGTACTCGGTGGGGAGCACCGTGACCTCATCGCCCGCGCCCGCGAGGTACTTCACGCTGATGACCTCGGTCACCGGGCCGAATGGCAACCGCATGCAGTCGCGGAAGACGTCGACGTAGGCCTCCAGCACCTGATCGCCGAGCGCCCGGCCAAGCCAGCCGTCCGGTCCGTCGATATGGCCGGTGGCTGCTGCAATATAGGCCTCGATCAATGCGTCCTCGACGCTATGCCGCACGCGCAGGTGCGCTTTCGCTTCTGTGAGGCTTACCACCGGCTCCGGCGGCGTAACGACGACGACGCGCATGATCAGGCCTGGTTGGCCTTCTTGTCGGCCGCCTTCGGAGCGGCTTTGTTTCGCGGCGCGGGAGCGGGCTTGCTTTCGATCGGCTTAGGTTCGCTTTTCTCTTCCGACACCGTATCGTCCTTCTTGCCTTCGTCCGGATGCGCTTCGTCGCTGATGATCTCGACGAGACCTGAGGCGAACAGCGCAGCCGCTCGGGCGCGCGAGACGCTGTGCTCGCTGCCGGCGAAGACATTCTTGTCCACGTCCGTTCCCTCTTCGCCGCAGTAGTCGCGAAGCACCTTGATGACTGCCATGGGGGGTTCTCCTGTTCGGTACCGAAGGGAGGCTGGCGCAGGCGAATCCTGCGCGGCGACGCGAGCGCCAGCCACCGTTCGGGCGGGATCGCTCCCGCCCTCCCGAATTATGCGATGTTGCCGAACCCGCCGTAGACCAGCGCTTCGGGCCGATAGACAGCGAGGCCGAGGCGCTCCTCTGCCAGGATGGTTACGAGGTTGCGCACGAAGTTGTCGCGATCGTCGGTGCTAAGCGCGACGTTGGCGTCTTCGCGATCGAAGACCTGGGCGGCCAGCTTGAAAGCTCCGGTCAGGAACTTGTCGACCGTCATCGCAGGCGTTTCGACCACCGGCAGGCGCCACAGGCGGGGAGCTGCGCCGTCGGCCGGATCGCCGATGATGTAACCGCCGATCGTGTCCTTCAGCGTTTCGATGCGCGCCCAGTCGATCGGGTTCAGGACATGTCCGGTAGCCGGGTATTCGGCCAGCACCGCCTGCAGCATCGCGTAGCGGAGCATGTCGATCATCGTCGCGTCTGCGGGCACCTCGAGCGGCGGGTTATAGGCGACCGCCTGGGGGATCATGCCGAGCAGGTTGCTGCCAGTGCCGTCGCCCTTGAGCAGCTGAAGCTCCTCTGCATAAGCAAGGCCATAACGCAGCCGTCCGTCCACGTAGCTTTCCAGCATTGGCGCGTCGGCCAGGATTTGCTTCGAGGCCTGCACCCAGTGTGCAATCGTCGCCACCGGCTTGGTCAGAAGGTCGAACTTGATGTCGGACTGAGGCTTGAGGCCGCCTTCAGCCACGGTCGCCGCCGCGTTTACGAAGCCGGTCTCCTGGACATACTGGATTGAATTCGATGCGGTGCGACCGGGGGTAAGCAGGTCGCGCACCGTCATCCGGCGCTCCGGTGGAGCGACGATGCCGTCTTGGCGGTCCGGGATGATCAGGTCGCCAGCCGAGCCGTTGGCATCGGTCGTAAGGCTGGTAATCAGCGCCTTCGTGCCGAACTGCACCGACCCCTTCGAAGGCGCTCGCTCCATGAAGGACTTCACATCTTCCGATTCGGTGAAGAGGCGGCCTACCGACTTGCGGTCGTTCTCACCTTCACCCCCGCCGCGGCGCGCGAGCTTCTGCTCGATTTCAGTCATCGTCGCCGAGAGTTCGTTGAACTTGACGAGCGCTTCGTCGGCGCTCTGCTTGGCGGCGTTGGAGAGCTGCTCGCCCTTCTCGAGGCGGCCTTTTGCGTCCTCGGCGAACTCCTTGACCTTGTCGGTCGCAGCCTTCAGCTCGCGGGAGAGCTGCTTGACGTCGATGTCGTCACCTTCTCCCTTGCGGCCGAACTCGGGCGGACGGTACTCGGGCGAGACAACGCCGCCCATGGCGAGTGCAGCCGCGCTCGAGGCGGCCAGGATGGCAGGATGCTTCATTTATGGTCCTTCAGAGCTTGGGCAGGTCGAAACCTGCAATGGCGTCGGAAATGGATTTGATGTCGCCGGCGCCCGCGGACTCACTCCGGAGCAGATGATCCAGGCCATGGCTGGCGATTGCCGCGGCCTGAGACTTCGAGAAGGGAAAAGCCTCGCGCAGTGCCTTCTCAAATTCGGGTTTTGTGGGAAGCTGCCCCCGCTCCAGCTTGAACTTGACCGCCTCGACGCGAGCGTCATCCTTCGCAGGAAAGGTCACGAGGCTGACTTCGACGAGATCCAGCTTGTGGAGCGTGCGGACGCCGGTCTTTTCGTCGTAAGTGGACTGGCGGACCCAGTAACCGATCGACAGGCCGGTGACGGCACCGGCTTTGAGCAGTGCGTGCGCTTCGCGGGCCTGTGCAACGTCGTCCTTGAGCAGCCGACCCTTGACCTTCAGGCCATGGCCGTCTTCCTCCAGGAAGTCGTAAACGCCGATGGGTTCGGCGGTGCGGTGCTGCCAGAGAACCGGCACGATACGGCTCTTCGCCTTGAGTTCGGCCAGGCTTTCCAGAAACGCACCCTTTGCCACGATCTCGCCGTAGCTGTCTGGGTCGCCGCCGAAGACAGAGCCGTAACCTTCGAATGAACCGTCGTCTGCAACATCGCTGGCTTTGATCGACAAGCTGAAGTCGCGGACCTTCAGCTGACCATGCTTGTGGTGCATCAGCATCACGCGTCTTCCTTCTGCTTCAAAGAGGGCAATCCTTCGGGGAACAGCCAGTCCATCATCGACCGGCGCGCGGCTTCACTGCCTGTGCTCGTGATCTCGCCCAGCTTACCGGCGGGAATCATGTTGGACTGGATCGTCAGATCATCGCCGCCCGGTAGCGGCGGCAGATTTTCGAAGCGTCGGACCTCGTTACGGGTCATGATGCCGTTCTGCACCAGCAGGGAATAGAAGGCCGCCCTCGCTGCGCTGTCGGCGCGCAGAAGGCCCTCGATGTTGATTTCAACCGTGATTGTCAGCCGTTCGGCAGGCGTGAGCAGCTGCTTCGCAATGGCCTGCTCGATTCGTTTAAGGCGTTCGCGCAGGCCGAACATCAGCCAACCGAGCGTCTGCTGCTCGATGCTGCTGCCAAGCTGAGTGTTCCCAGCGGTATGGCCCACCAGATGGGGCGGAACGCCGAACCAACGACAGCCATCCTCGACCGAGAATTGCCGGCTCTCGATCATCTGGGCGTCGTCGGCTTTCATCTCGATGGCCTGCCAACTCAAACCCGCTTCGAGCACGAGCGGACGCCCGTTGTTTTCACCGGCAAAGGGTTCGACGACGTACTTGTACAGGTCCTCGCGCTGCTCACTCTTCAGCGTGGCGTTATCCTTGGTGGTCAGGACGCCCGAAGGACGGAGGCCGTTCTTGTAGATCTGCGCTGCGGCCTCATCTGTGGCCATCGCCAGGCCGAACGAGTGCCGACCGAACGCGAGTGTCGAGAGGCCTCCGAGAGGCGATCCGCCGAAGCCCCGGATATGGAACATTTCATCCTGGCCGACATCAAACGCTTTGCCCCCGTCGGAGAAGCGGTACCGGATCGAACCGTCGGCTGTCCTGCGGGCCTGCACTGCCTCGGCGCGAAGCGGGGTTAGCGCGACGATCTTACCCCCGCGCCCCCGGGTGATGCGCGCGAAGGCATCGCCCCAGAGCTCCAGGCTGACGCACATGAATTGCCAGAAGTCGAGAGCCGTCTGGTCCGCGTTCGGGCTGTCATGCAGCAGCGCATAGAGCGGGTGCGCCTTGTAGACGTCGCGACTTCCGTTGGGACCGTCCTGATAAACCATGAACGGCAACGATGAAATGGTGCCGGAAACCAGCCGAACGCACGCCCAGACCGTCGAAAGCGTCAGCGCATTGGTCGCGGTGACCGATTTGCCCGCGTACGATGGAGCGCCAAAAACGCCCTTCCATGCCGAGGGCGCAAGCAGTGATAGCGCAGTTCGCAGCCCGCGCATCATCTTGCGGCCGAAGCCCCGGCCCAAGTTCAAATTCATGCTGCGCGAGCCTTCAGCGCCGAAAGGTAGTCATCCATGCCGCCACCTGATCCTTCCGGGTTGCGGGTCATGAGCATGACCGCGTTGAACGATGCGATGAGCGGGTCGATTTTCGCCTTGCCGGCGACTTGCTTCGTGATGAGCACGGCATTGCCTCGCTGCTCGGACTTTGCGTTGCCTGCGCACCAAGCCATCAGCGCTTGCCCGGCATGAAGCAAGGTCCCATCCTTGAGCTTGCGCTCCGTTCCCCAGACTGCGCCAGAGAGCCGTAATCCTTGACTGACGGCCAGCATCTGATCGGAGGTGAACCCTCTACCCGCCAGCTCGTCGACAAGGGCCGTGATGCCCTGAGGGTCGAGGCCGATCGCCGCTTGCTCCGGAAACAGACCGGCATCGCGAACCCGTACGAGAATGTCGGCGACCTCGACCAGATCCTGCGTCGGACCGGTGCACTTCACCAGCGTTCCTTCGGCGATGAAGTCGTTCAGCTTGGATACGATGTCCTTGCGTCGCTCGAAAACATCCAATTGGGCCCAGGCTCTGCACCATAGGAGCCACTGTTTGGTCTCGCGGTGCCGACCCAGCAGGGCCAACCCGAGAAGGTCGTCCAAACCACCGCCGTCGCCGCCTGCAACAATGACCTCACATATCTGGATCATGTGCTCCAGCGTGCCATCCCACAGCGTCCTCGGCGCGACCGAGCTGAGCCAGTACGTGGCGCCGATCCAAGCGTCGTGCCGTAGCCCTACGCCGATTTCCACGTTCAGGTGCTTCGCAAAGAAGACCTGCTTGGTGCCATCCTCGGCGTTCTCGACCTGCCGGAACTCGCTTTGCAGCCACTTTAGGCTGACCGATCGGCCCAGATTGGGATTTGTGATGTAGAAATTGGCCGGATCGAGGTGCTCGTCGGCGGCCATCATTTCCGCGGGGTACTCGTACAGCACCGCTAGGAACTCGGGATCCTCGATAACGCCATCCCGCACGTCGCGGGCATAATGCAGCATGTCCTTGAACACGCCTGCAGGGGGCTCGTCCGACTGCGTCGTCAGGTAGAGCGTATACCCTTCTGGTCTCGAAACCTGCCCGCCTGTCGCCTCGCGGAACATGGCGTCCGCGTTGGCCTTCTTCCCAAACAGCCACAGCTCGTCGATCAGTACGCGGCTGGCTTTCTTGCCGGAAACGGTGGCGCTATCGGCTGCGACCACCTTCAAGGTCGCTTTGGTGGCCCGGTTAGTGATCAGCCTGATGTGCTCCTGAATATGCAGGAGGGCATCAAGCTCTTCGTCGTTGCGGATCATGTCGCAGGCAGGCTTGAAGCTGTTGCCGGCGACCTCGATCGTGGGAGCAAGGATCAGGTTCTCGTCGGACGGGCGCCAGCCGCAGATCAGCTCGGTGAGCATGATGCCGGCGGCGATCGTCGACTTCGTGTTCTTCTTCGAGACCAGCAGCATGCCCTTGCGGATCTTCTGCTCGCCGGTTTCAGGGTCGTAAGCCCCGAAAATGGCCGCTGCGAAGTCCAGAAGCCACTCGCCGGCCGTCTCGCCGATGGTGAAATGCTCGCCAGTCGCGGGGTTGATGCCAAGATCGACGATCTTCAGCGAAGTAAAAACCGCCATTTTTGCCTCGGCAGAGGCCGGAAACAGCGGCGAAAACGGTATCAGGGACCTGCGTTCGCGGATCCGGCGCTTCCAATCAAGGCACGCCGTTGACCAGGCGACCACCCTACTTCACGGCTTTCAGCGTCGGAGGGCCCAGCGCGGCGAAGCGGCTGCCTCCGCCGATGGCGTTGGCCCTCTCTTGAGCGGCTGCCTTCTTACCCTGGGGCGCCGAAGCCTCGTTCAGCGTCTTCAATGCAAGGGCGAGGGTCTTCATCGTGTTCGACCGGCTTGGGAGACTGAGCGCCTTCATCATCGCGTCGCGCCGAGTGTCGTCTTCGTCGTCCTGCGTCGCCAGAATGATCATGTCTTCGAGTTCACCGCGGCGACTGGTGATAGCGTCCAGCTCATCGAGCATCCGGCCAACCAGGTTCCGGCCATCATCTGCGATCGCGTTCGCTTCTCGGGGTTCGTCCGGATCCGAGCGCGGGGGCGGCGGCGCCTTCGGTTCCGCCTCGGCGGTACGCACAGTACGCGCCTTGCGTACCGGCTTTGGCCACTCTCCAGCCTTCGCTCGCTTTCGAATAGCCCCTTCGGAAATCTCATGCCGATCAGCTATTTCGCGGATGGAATACTCTCCGGACAAGTATTCCATCTCGATCTGCGACCAATTGATTGGTTTCTTCCGCGACGCCATCGGCTGTCACCTCCGGCAAAAAGTACGCACCGCCTGATTTCCAGCGGAATTTTTTCTCTACGTGGGAGCGAGACCGGTACAGAGGGGGCCGAGGCCACCTATTTTCGACCCACCCCCCGGTCAGGGATGCTCGGGAGCCTCGTCGGGGTCGGCGACGTCGATCTCGACCTGGCAGCCCGCGACGCGGGCACCGAGGCGCATGATCGGGGCGGCGAGCCAGAGGCGGGCGCGGGCGACGCCGATGAAGCGAACCCGCAGCGTCAATGTGGCGATGAGCTTCGGGGCGGAAACGGTTGAGATGGCCGTCATGGCTCAGGTCCTTCTGCGGGCCAGGTCGCGCAGCTCCTCGCGCTGCTTCAGGCGGTCGTGACAGGGCTTGCACATGGTCCAGACGTTGCTCTCGTCCCAGAACAGGCTCTCGTCGCCTCGGTGCGGTTGCTTGTGGTCAGCGACCAGTTGTGAGGTGTCACCGATGAGGCGCCCGCATCCACGCCATTGGCAGGTGAACAGATCACGGGCGAAGATGCGGAGGCGGAGCGCCTTCCACCGCGCGGTGTTGTACCACTTGCGCCAAGGCGAATAGACGGTGCGCTGGGCACTCTCGCTGCGCTGCACAGGCGGCAGCGATCCGAGGCCGGGCTTCAGATGGTTAAGGCGATTGCCCAGAACTTTGAGCTTGGGCATGATCTCGCCCCCTCTGAAGTAAGGATGATAACGAGCATGGGATTCGAGACAGGGAAGACCGAAATGGCGTGTCCTGCCTGCGGCGCAGAGCACATAGTCGAGTGGCAGCAATACCCGATGCGAGACGAAGGCACATTGAAGTGCCTGAAGTGCGCTGACACGCTCTACTCATGGAAGGGAACGCGAGACTACCACACCGCGCGCTTGAAGGGCTGACGCGCCAATCTCAAACAGAAACGCCCGCTGACCATCTGGTTGCGGGCGCATTAAATTCCAACCGTATCTACTTGCCCTGTTTCCGTGCCCAGCACAACCGCTTTTTAGATGTAACTCTGCGTAACAATTCCGTTGACACCGATGTTACGGAGAGTTACATTTCCTCTCATGAAGCCGATCCAGTACGCTCGCTCAGCCCTCAAGACGCTCCGCTCGATGCCCGCCAATATGTCGGCTCGGATCGTGTCGAAGGTCGAGGCCTACGCCGCAGACCCGGCTTCGCAGGCGAACAACGTCAAGGCCCTCAGGGGTAGCGACGACATCCGCCTCCGGGTCGGCGACTGGCGGGTTATCATGAACGACGGCGTCGTGCTGACCGTGACGAAGATTGGCCCTCGCGGCAGCATTTACGAATGATGGAGGCTCACATGGGTGAGATGGTTTCGATACCGATCGAAGAATACAAGGCGCTCCAGGAGGCGGCTGAAGATCTGGCGGACATCCGCGCTTCCGCGCGCGTGAGGGCTGCTGTCGAGCGT